TTCAAAATAAAAGTGAATTTCTCTTCGGAAAAAATTAAATATTCTTCCAAATTTTATTGCGCGAGTTGTGAACTTCCTTGCTTTGCCTCCAGATAAAATGTAGTCTACACCTCTGTTCGAGATATTGTTATTTATGGGTGCATCAGACAACTTTGTTTTCTTTAAGGAATTTGATCGTCTCAACAGACCCTCCTAGTTTTTTATCATTACAGATTACTTGTGGGAAAGTAGATCCTTTACCAAACTCAGCATAAAACTCGTCTTTAGTAAAGTGCTCTCCCAAAGTATACACTACAAAGTTACTTCCTGTCAACTCCAACACTTGTTTAACCTTGTAGCAATATGGGCAATCCTCTTTTGAATATACAGTAAAATTCATCTTAAAATAAAATTTGTAATATTAATGAATTATAGCATTAAAAATGCTTCGAATATTTATTATACGGTAAATACCTTCCAACCGTAATCTGATCCAGAATAAACTAACTCAAATGCAGCTCCTTGTATATCAACTGTCATATTATCAGAATCTCCTTGAATTTTTTGACCATTACGATCAATAGTCAAGTTATTAGTATTAAAAGTATTAGCAAGATCAAAAAATTTAATTGTGTCCCCTTTATAAGGTGCTGGAGGTAAAGTTAATGTAATAGCAGTCAATGTAGTATCTACCCACAATCTTTGCCAAGATAATACATTAGCATTTCCTGTGATGTCAATATCACTAAAGTTTCCAGATGAAACCCAAGATATTCCATTGTAATATTCTACAATATTATCAGTGCTATTATACACCATTGTTCCTGATGCAGTTCCAACACCTGCATTAAGTCCTGCTGTGCTTGTGGTTCCTAAACCAATGGCGCCCTTTTCTATAAATGTATCACCAACTGTAACACTAGATGCTGAACCAATTGTTACATTTCCAGTAAGAGTAGAAATACCAGAAACATTTAAATTTGTAGAATTTGTTTGAGTAACATTTACCGTAAAAATAGTGCTCAAACCTGAATTAATATTACCAGTAACATTACCAGTAAGATTACCAGTAACATTACCAAGTATTCCCCCACTAAAAGTAGAAACTCCAGAAGAGTTTACATTGCCTGTAAGGTTTCCAGTGTGAGCTAACCCAATGACGTTACCAGAAACATTTCCTACAAGATTTCCATAGAAACCATAAGTATTTGTTTGTTGCCCATATGCAGTTATGGTTGTAGCAACACTGACAGATATTTCACTTGGGAAGGCATCTTCAGTTGGATCTGCTGGTAAAGAATATGCGTTAAAAACTAAGTCTTTAATTGATCCTCTAATAATTAAACTTTGATTAATACCTAATCCTATTTTTTCAATGAGATAAGTTTCATTTTTTCCTATTGATTTTCCAAAGATTATATAATCTGAGGAAGAGAATTCGGTCACTCCACCAGATGAAATACCAACCGAAAAAATTCCAGTATCCGATAAATGATTGTTTGTTACAACTAACGTAACTAAAGACTTTTTGGATGATGTAAAAATTGATAATGGAGTGTTAATTTGAGGTTCACTTAAAGATAATCTTAATGAATTTTCTTTTCCATAGAGTGTCGCAACTCCCTGCCTATACTCCTGAACTCCATATGCAATAAACGCAACATCAGCTTTTGATGATGAACAAAATATAGATTGATTACTAGAAACACCTACGTTTGTAATTGTAGCGTACTGTTTTGGTTTTATACGTTTCCCAATAATAATATAATCAGAATTTCTAATTCCAGACAATCCTCCAGTGCAAATACCAACACTGAACAACGCATCATCAAGACCTTGATTGGTTACATTAATACTTACATTTGTCAGATCACCATGAGACGTATATAATAACGCAAAAGTATTAATACCAACACTGCTTGATGTCTTTAGTGATCCAAGTCTTCCTATTGCCACTTATCTATAAATGTCTTTTTTAATATTTATGTGATAGAATACATAGTATAGCATTGGGGTGGTTATGATCCTTCTGACTGGATATAAAGGATTTATCGGACAACATTTTGTTAGAGGTGCATTATGGAGTCAGCAAGTATATAAAGTTGATATGAGTCATTGCTTTAAGTTCCTCGAAGAATTTACGGATTGGAAAAGAGTTCATCTAATAGTTCATCAAGGAGCAATCTCTAGCACGGTAGAAAAAGATATAAACAAAATTCACAAATACAATGTTGATTTCTCAATCAAATTATTTGAGAAAGCAATCGAGTATAATATTCCAGTCAAATATGCATCATCAGCATCTGTTTATGGAAACAAAACTGATGGCACTGTAAACCCCCTGAACTACTATGCAATCTCAAAGTTGCAAGTGGATTATTGGGTACAAGATAATATAGACAAGTTTAAAAGTATTCAGGGATTCAGATACTTTAATGTCTATGGTGATTGGGAAGAGCACAAAAAAGATCAGGCAAGTCCTGTCAGTAAGTTTACCTGGCAAATCAGAGAGAAGGGATATCTGAATCTATTTGAGGGTTCTGATCAGTTTTATCGTGATTTTGTTTGTGTAAAGGATTTGACTAGGTTAGTTCTATACAACAATAAACCAAGTGGTATCTATGATATTGGAACAGGTAAACCAGTATCGTTCCAACACGTAGCAGAATGTGTTGCAAAAAAAGAGGGAGGAGACATTCGTTACATCCCCTTCCCCGAGCATCTAGTTGGTAAATATCAAAACTATACTTGTGCAGATATGTCCTGGATTCAGGATTATCCTTTCATCAACATTGAGGAATATCTACAAAGTTGACAAAAGCAGTAGCAATATATTTTGGACCAGATATTGGTACATTTCCTTGATGTGGAAACAAGTAATTGCAAGGAAATATTAAAACCTTTCCAGTCTTTGGTTTAATTTTTATATTATGAGATGGAAATTCTGTCTCACCACCTTCATCAACATCATTCAAATATAAAATCATTGCAAATAATCTAGTAACAGTTCTGCCAGCACATTGATCCACATGCTGACAAAAATGTCCCTCATTTTGAGGGTAGATTCTAATCGAATAATCTTTAAAGCAAACGTTTTCTGTCGGTCCAGGAACTATTTTTAGATATTCATCATAAGATCTTTTAAACGCTTCACTAATTAAATCAAACATTGGATCATCTGGAGAAGGATTTGACTGAATTGCTTTTTTGTATTCGAGTAAAACCTTACCAGTATTATTCTGATCAACTGCACCATCTTTCTGAAGATCTTCATTTAGATGAAACCATTTGATCATCACATCACACCATTCTTTTGGTATGATCTCAAATTCACATATCAAATCAGTTAAGTTTGTCACCTTCTACAATTCTATAACTATCTTCATCAAAGTGCTGGGTTGAGAACTCAAATACTTCAGCATCTTCTAATCCAACCATTTGATGTCGAACTCCACGAGGAACGTGAAATTTATCACCTTTAACAAGGACTATGTGATTAGCATTATCATAATCATCATTCACACCATAGTAAAGACGAATAGCACCAGACTGAACATAGAAGGTTTCATCTTTTAGTTTATGATAATGATAAGAGCAGCTTCTATCTTTTAAAATAAAGAGTAGTTTACCACAATACTCTTCACTGTTAGCAATCCATTTTTCATATCCCCAACCTTTGGGAACGTATTTAATTAAAGAATTCATTGTCGCTCATTCCTTTATCATCTATGTAGTAGTCGGCGGAAGGTTTCCCCATGTGCAGTTCATGGAATTTACACCCCCAATATTTTAGTTGTCTATAAGTCAGATCATAAAATTCCTTATGTGCCATCATACGAGAATTTTTAAATCTACCCATCCCTCTTGCAGTTAAATAAATGATATAATTTCCTTCATCATATAACTGATTTATTTTTGCAATTCTTTCTGGTTTTGCAACGCTTGTCTCATAGTTACAATCCCCTCTACAAACTGGTTTATCGCAGATTGTACCATCAATGTCTATACAATAGGTTTTCATCGTTCTGGACCCAAATACAATGTTTTTAATGGATGTTTAGTTGTAGATTTAGTAGCAGCATAATAATCTAACTTTGCAAGACCAATAGCAGTTCCAGCATCTGTTGAGATTGGTTCCACATATAATTTTACACCCTTTGGCAAATGCTCAAGGTATTTGTAATTAGCAACACAATTCAAAGCACATCCTCCAGTCAAAACAATATTATTTTCTTCTGTGATCTCCAAAGTTTTTTTAATAAGATTGATCATGTAAGTCTCAAAATCCTCTTGGAGTCTATATGCAAGATTGCAAAAAATTTGTGCTTCTTTTGATTTTTGATCTAAGAAATTAAATTTTTTAATAGATTCAGGATACTTAATATAATCATATGGAATCAATCGTATTCCATATCTGGTTCTATAAAACAAAGATGTATCTAAAGTTCCATCAGGATTTAAAAAAGGTTTAATTTTTTTATCTGGTTTTCCATAGGCAGATAAACCCATTAATTTTCCAGATCCAAAATCACCAAATCCAAAGTAATTAGATAATGCATTATAAACCATCCCTATCCCAAAAGTCAAATCATACTTTTGCATTCCACTAAGATAAGTTGGTGTATAATTTTGAGCATGTAGATAAAATAAATTTGGATAAGAACAACTATAAATGGACTCAACCTCGTGAAGATCTTTATACTCATCCAAATCATTTACTGGATTACCTATACCATCAACGACTAAAACAGCAGATCTAGTAAATCCAGAATTGTAAAATCCACAAGCTGCGTGAAAAACATGGTGTTGAGGAAATGATTCATACTCAAGTTCATTTACAAACTCTCTATTTTGATACTTATTGTGAAGATTTTTCTTTACTAGTATCGTAGCAGTTTTATAAAATAATTCTGTTTCTTTAATATCGTGGGGTTCATATAACGAAGACATCTGAATTTTTCTAATATTTTCAGAAATATTAGATTGTGTAAGACTCATATAAGGAAATTCATCATGCTTAGTTCTGGTTAATCTTTCTTCCTCAATAAACCAATCAATTTTACCATCAGTCAATTGACAAACTGAGGCATCGTGAGAAACGTGAACTCCTAATGAAGATTTATTTTTTCTCATCATAACAAACTCCCAATATCATCAGAGGTCAATGAATAAGTTCCTGGTTGCTGTACAACAATAGAAGCAACTTTATTTGCCAACGATATTGCAGATCCCATATCATTAAACATTAAATACCCATAAACCAATCCAGAAAGAAAAGCGTCTCCAGCACCAACAACATCATATACATTTACTGATTGTGATGGATAAACATTGTTATCATGCATTGCACCTTGTGACCCAAGTGTTACAATCAGTTGGGAATCATCTGGTTTATTTTTTAGACTATCAAACTCTTTCTGATTGATTTTAAAATAAGTATTTGATTCAGTATATAAATCTTTCTTTTTAGTATCAATAAAAACTGGACCATTAAAGTTTTGTGATATCAATTTAAGATCATCAATTGATAAAAATCCTTTGTTATAATCAGAAATAACTATAGCATCATATGCGTAGTGTAAAAATGCCGCACGAACTTCAGCATTTTTAATTGGGCTAACTTTAGTGTCGTGGTCAATTCTGAGTAGTTGATGATTTGATTCTTGATCGACTACTCTTACCTTTTTTATCTCTTCTTTATTTGTAATTAAATTAACGAAACATCCGAATGCTTGCAAATTTTTTTTAACATTAGATGCCATCCCAGAAAAAGATTCTTCGTGGCAATACTCAACTACAGGAACAGGTGCTTCTGGACTAATTCGATTTACTTGTCCATATAAGTAAATGTCTTCACAGGTTTCCCCCATCAATAATATTTTGAATGGTTCTTGTCGTTGCATAGTCACTTATTCGATCAAAAAATATTAATTCAGAAGCATACATTGATCCTATAACAGATTTATCTTTCCAATCGGATCCAACTACCATTATATCAGGTTTGATATTATTAATCAACTGTTCCAGTTCTTTATCAGAATCAAAAAGATAAACTTCATCAACCGATTTTAAATTCTCAAGAAAAAATTTTCTCTCTTCTTGATTATATATTGGTCTTGTAATTCCTTTCTTTTCTTTTACTCTTCTATCAGTATCAATACCAACATATAAAACGTCACCTAAAGACCTTGCATAATTTAATAACTCTAAGTGTCCGCGATGTAAGAGATCAAAAGTTCCATTTACAAAAATTCTTTTTATTACTTTTTCCATTCATTTAACATATTAGAAAACTGCTCAAGAAACTTGGAATGATGGGTTAAATTTTTTCTTTTTTCTGCTTCATTTTTATTAAAATCAATAAGCATTTGTTCAGATTGTTCATCACCAAGTCCATCATTTTTTCTACAAATCTCAAATCCTAATTGACACAACCAGGTTGACCAATTTTCTCCAGAAAAGATTTTACCTTGTCCTTGAGTTGGTAAAGTATATGGATTAGTTTTTAAATGATCAACATAAGATTCCAGTCTTTCGGTTATCTTATAAGTTTCTTTAACCCAATTCCAAAATCTACCAGATCTTTGAGTATTCCAATAGTGCATATTAACAAAATCAATACTATCCTCAAAGAATGCTTTCATTTGTGAATTAAATATTGAGCAATCGACATCATTAAAAAATCCTGTTTTTACTGGGTCACCAAGTTTCCAGATACCAGCACAAATCAATGCAACTCCTGTGCTTTCCAGTGGTTCGATAAACCCTGCAGATAATCCAATAGATGCAACATTACCTTTCCACATATACTCATGATAATATGGAGTCCAGTCAATCAGTTTAAGAGATTCTCTTTCTAAACGATTATCCCAATGACTAATAAAGTAATCTTTAGCTTCTTCAGGATCTGTAACTGATCTATTAAAAACTAATCCAGATCCAATACGATTACGAACAGGTATATTCCAAATCCAACCGTGTTCTACAGCCTCACAAGTTACATATGGTTTTCTTTCATCATCAATATTGTTATAGGGGATGTGACCAGCAACTGCAGTGTCACAAAAAAGTCTATCTCTTAAATTATGAGGTTCTGATTTAGGACTAATAATTCTTTTAAACCCTGTACAATCAATAAAAAGACTTGAGGATACTATTGTTCCATCAGCAAGAACAACATTTTTTAAATGATCACCATCAAAATTTACGTCAACAACTTCACTTTTTATTAAACTGACTTTAGATCCAGAAATCAATCTTTCCTGTAAGAATTTAACTAATTTACCACAATCAATATGAAAAGCATAGACTCCTAAATTATTTGGATCTACTGTATTGTCAAATACTGAAGCTGGATATAAAGCGGTTACATAATCCTTAAAATCATAGTGTTGATGTTTTGTCCATTGGTTCATTAAAGTTGTCTGGAAAAAATCAAAGTAGGGAAAACAAAATGGATGCCAAATATCTTCACCTTCTTTGTGCCAGTTAGTGAATAAGATTCCAGATTTAAAAGTTGCATCAACTACATCAAACCATTCATTAATTCCGATCCCACAATCATCCATAAAGTTTTTAAAACTAAGAATAGTTGCTTCACCAACTCCAATTGGAGATCCATTTTCTTTATCAATGATAACTATCTCTGTTCCAGGAGGAGCATTATGATTAAAATATGCTGCGGTTAACCAAGCAGAAGTTCCACCACCAACGATGGTTATCTTGTTAATTTTAGTAATAGTCATTTACGCAAAATGGGGTAATCTAATTTAATGTTTCCAGCGATTGTAGACCCCTCATTACCATGAAGAGCCATGTGTAAAAGAAAAGAAGGAAATATAATTATATCCCCTTTTGTTAAATTGGGTTTATAGTCACAAGGAAATCCTGGCACAGACATTCCCATATGATTTTGTATCTCTTTCATTGCTGGATGAAAAAATACAGTTTTTGAGACAGGAACTGTCTCATAAATTATAAAACTCCACTGACAATGTGGGTGAATATGGGGTTCTTGATAATCTGTTTTTTTATATACGTTCCTCCAAATATCAAAAATTTTGGCATTAGTATAATTACATTCAATTGTATTAATATTTCTTGTAATAACTTCTATCAAGTGCTCCCAAGTTTCATCAGTTATTTTATGTTGAGCAGCATATGTTGTTGGAGTTTCACTATCCCAAGTTAATTGAGTTGGTTCATCACTGATATTAATTTTAGAAAGATCAACTTTATCCTCAAATATTGGAATAGCAAATATATCTTTTCTCATTCATTATTAACCTCAACAAGCAACCCATATTCTGGAAGGTAAAGATACTCAATTAAACTATTTGCAAGAGTACGAAGAGCATCATCCAGGGTCTCAACTAATGGTTCTCCACCAAGATTAAAGGAAGTATTAAAAATAATTGGACAACCAGTTTGATTATAGAACTCAGAGATAAGATCATAATAATGCTTATTTTGTTCCTCTGTCACTGTTTGAATTCTACAAGTACCATCAACATGAATGATTGCTGGAATTTTTTCCTCAATACCTTCCTTGCAGTTTACTGCGTACATCATAAAAGGTGAGTCTTCCATTCCTCTGAGATCAAACCATTCATGGACGTGTTCTTGTAAAATAGATCCAGCAAAAGGTCTAAAATATTCACGGCGCTTAATAGTGTTTACATGATCTTTACCATTTGGATCACGAGGATCATAAAGAATCGAACGATTGCCAAGAGCACGAGGACCAGCCTCTGATCTTCCC